ATTGTTAGTTACCTCCTCAATATACGAATGAGTAAGCAACAGTTATGAAGTCCTTATTAAGGATTTCAAAACCAGCAAAAAGGCTCCAGATCATAATGATGAAGCGTGAAAAGTCATCATTATTGTTTAATAATATCTGGGCATTATTGCCACCAATTCCGACTCCAACTGCTTGAGGTCCGAAGAACAACATAGGAGCAGTTGTATATACAGCAGCACCAGCTCCACCTGGGGCAGCAGCAATACTTGCACTTATGGATTTCTCAGGTAAGTTGGTTGATTCGAACCATCTTACGCCCTCAAAGAGGAAGCCTGTTGGCATGACAGGTTGTCCAGCTACGAAGCCAGCTTGGCCGTATGCAGGACCCATACCTTGGAAGAAGTTGGCGTTAGGAGCTTGCTCTGGAGACATAGGATTAACCATCCCATTGCCTGCATAACGTGCAATTTCTCTGAACGCGTCGTTCTGCCTCAAATGCATCATGCTCGAAGGATCGGCTATGCATCTGTAGTAACCGTCGCTAAAAGTAGGGACGTTACGCTTACGCATGTCTTTTACGACCTGCAGTAAGTCAGTCTTTACGTCGAACTTGGCTGAGACGCCAGCTCCATATGTAAAGAAAGGAGCGGCAGCAGCTTTATCAGCTCCGCCTGGATAGTAGTAACCACCTTGGCTAGAAGATGCATTACCGTTAGCTTCCGCTTTGAATAGCTCATCAGCGAAAACTCTGTCACGCCAACGTCTGTAGTCGTCTAAAAGAGTAAGACTACCTATGCTCTGATGAAAAACGTTGAGATTACCTGTATCAAGTAGTAATCTTTGCGCGGTTAACAAGGTTTCACGTGCAACCTTGAATGTTGAAGGAGAATCAGCCTGAGTTGGATCTGCAGGTCCTGTGTACTCCTTAAGGTTGACGAGAACTTTGTCTTTTACAATATTGCGGCTAGATGCGGTTCCCAGTGTCTGATCAGCAGTACGCTCTCTGGAATCCTTATTGCCAGGGTTGCCCCAGAAGCGATAACGATCGAGTTGCACCGTTTGACCAGGTTGCTTCGAGCAAATGTTGACGATGTAGTTCTTTATCTACATCCACAAGATTAAGGCTCTTGTGATCGGACTATATCTTCACCCTCAACATTACTTGTTAGGGGTTGGGCACTCGTGGACGAGTTACTGAGTTTCCTCTCGTCGTCTAGTCTCTGAACCTTCCAGATTGTGGTCTGGCTTGGCTGCTGATTAGCCTCCTTCTCAGGTTCGGCTTTCCAGCAATTCACCCAATTTTTCAAACAACTCTCGTTGTAGGTACTCCGTTGAAGTCGTGAACAACTACTGGTTCGACCGCCATCTCGATTATGTAACCTGGATGGGGCCTATAAAGTTCCGCGCCTAGCAGCTTTGGAAAATCATTATCAATCCACATAGGGATTTATAACTCCGAAACTTATAGGGAACTTAATACACACTTTCAAGTGCATATTATCTATCATAGAGAGATTAAATAGGGTAAAACTTTTGGATGCCACAGACGTTCGTGGAGTCCTTGGATTATTGATAGCAGATGGGAGTCTTGTCCCATATCGCACTCCTAGCGGGGGTTATATCCAATTAACTCTGACAGCGGGATCTTCCGAGTCGGCTTTCCTCGAAGAAAAAGTAGACGAATACAAGCAATTTATCTCCACAAAAGCCCAAATTGTTCCCTATAGAACTAAACCACGTCACAGTGGCAAGTCGACACCCATCCTCAGATTCAGATCTTCTACTAATAAATTACGTCCTGTTTACAACCTTTTGTATCCACTAGGGGAAAGGCAGATCACCTCCACTGCCCTTGATTTACTTGGTGCTTCGGCTGCCGCTTGGCTATGGGCCGAAGGCGTGAAAATTTTTAAAAATCGTTCCTCAAGGTTAAGTCGCGTAGGTACTACGCATGAAGAGGCTCAATTAATTGCTTCTTGGATTCAAGTTCTAACTGGGGCCGACGGCCAGATTGATCAGAACTACGTGAGACCTCGGATCTGCTATTCACCAGAGCAAACCCAAAAAGTACAAGAAGGGTTACTCGATTACGCACCTAAAAGTCGTATTCATTTATTTAAACAGGAGGACTGGAATGTCAGCTCAATTCGTAGCGCACGCACTGAGCTACTGCTTGGGAAAGGGGAACATCAGCCTGAAGGGGAAAAGAAGACGGCCTTGGCTTGAGATCTCTAGGTCGGAAGTTGATCGAACTTACCTGTCCCATCAATTAAGGAACCTTAGATACTCTCATGATCAACCTGTTGATTATTACGCTGACCGTTTGGCGACGAATGGTTTCTATGACTTGGAACGCATTCGTTTTCAAGGGGAGAGGCTATGGCGTGTCTATGAATTGATGTACCCCAGAGATAAGAAAGTTATTTCTCGTGAAATATTAGATGTTGTTGGAGTCAAAGGGTTGACAGCTCTATGGCTCGACCAGGGGAGGATCGTTGGGAAGAGAGGGTCTATTCGTGGAAAATATACAGAGCAAGATTATGAAGTACTTGAGTCGTATCTAAATGACATTGATATACCAGCAAAGATTCATCGCAACCAAAATGCAATTATTCAGCTCAGCATCAAGAAGGATTCATTACTCGAATTAATTACAAGGATCAGACCATACGTCCACATCACGATGAAGAAGATGCTTAGAGAACAGAAAAAAATTAAGTAGATTAAATAAGCCCCGAAGAAGAACTACGTCAGGGGTTTCCTACGGTCAGGAGTTCTGGTTTTTGTAGTTTCCTTGAACTTTAATGTGAATCCTGTGCGTCTAGCTAACGTGCAGGACTCCTGATCTTAAAATTTATATCCTTGTTGAATTAATCTTTTAGCTCGATCTAAATATTTAGCTTCTAGAGGTTGTGTTTGTGAGAGTTTTTCATAAGCCCTATCAGCGTCACTACCTGGATTATCCCACTTTGGATATCCTCTCTCGTATACACCTTGGCCTCCATGTGCCATTTCATTCATGTGACCTGTATCCCATAAGTGTTGTTCAAGTGCTATCCGATGATTAAGAGACCCAGGCACTACCGTTGTATCGAGCTGCCCCTCTTGCATTGATAGCTCTACATGTTTTCCTGGCATTCGTGGGTCTTCGTAGATAATCTTTCCTTCTTCGATAACTCGTCCATAGCCAGTCTGTTCTTCACCTTCAAAAGTTACCCTTGCTGGGATACCTTCTGCATTCATCTTTAATGCTTCTCTCACTAGATCCATTTCCATGCCATCTACAGGCATCTCTGATCCAGGCATTAATAGCCTCTCTATAACATCATCTGATATATCTCCTGTACGCTCTGGTTTTTGCCACCACTCCATTGTTTTTCTAAACCTATTACTCCTACTTATTGTAATTAACTAAAATACGTCTATAACAAGGGATCACTATGGCTGGTGTTTCCAGTTCGATAAACAAATTAACAGGGTCTTACGGCGGAAGTGATAAGTCATCTCCGTCCTTTTTGCGTCCAGAAAGGGTTAAATATCATACCCCTGCAAAAGCTAAAGATCTAGGTATAGTCTTCAATCTCAATACAACATTAACAGGAAAGATTGGTTCAGAGGCAGGGACCAATACGCTTTATTTCAAGGTCACAACGCAAGGAGAATCAGATCTAAGAATATTAAAAAATTCACTCAACAAATACACAGATCAGTACATCTCATTTGGAATGCTCAATGAGCATCTAGATCAACTTTCGATCAATAATGATGGGTTCGCTTATAAAAACGATATTCATAATACGGCTGTTATTGAGCCAAACCTACAGTTGCCTCAGGGAACCTACTACTTTACTGTCTGCAATTCTCAATGGCAGGAACTTCCATTCAGTATCAGCGTCGAAGTTATTCGTTATCTGCTTCTAGATGGAGTCGCAACTGGTCGAAATGAACTCATAGGTCGTATTGGTCTTGTGAAACTCTTCGGGGATGCTGTAGGCGTTTCTGATAATTCACTCACAATCACTCCGAAGAACAAATTAGAAGAGATTTCTGGTACTGCTCTAGGGACTTCACAATCCAGTGGTACATTCACAATTATGACTGGAACGATTACTGGCCAAATGGTTCCTTACGGAAGACTTAAAATGTATTGGAGAGTAGGCGGAACCATCGTCGGTTCAAGCTCAAATATAGCTACGCTTACAAGTACAGCCCCTGGTGGCGGTTATTAAATAATCGACAGTGCAGGAGTTGCCAAAATAAAGTAGACAAGCTGAAGTTCGCATGGCATTTTCCCAGTATCTAGCTAATAAGATTCTTGGTTGGATGAAGAATTCATCCTTTCCGAATGCATTAACAAATGTATATGTCTCTGTTCATACCGCTGATCCAGGTGTCAATGGTACAAATAATGACGCTACAAGTTCCATTAAAGGATCAGGTACCAGAACAGCTATAGCTAGTTCCTCCTTTAGCACCATTAGTGCTGCAGGTGGTGGTGGTTTTCAAATTACAAACGCTATAGTTTCTCAAATCACAACAAGTGCTCAAAATGCAAACCCTACTACCGTGACTCATTTCGGTATTTGGGATGCTGCTACAGGTGGAAATTTCCTGGCTTCAGGTCAGCTCACAACTGATGTTGACGTACAACTTGGTGATACTGTTCAGTTCAACCAAGGAGCAATGGCAATTAAGGTGATCTAGCCATGAAGTCACAAAAGTGGCTAATGGTATCTGTCGTTAGTCTTACTCTTGGGGCATCTAATATTTTCGCTGTATCTCTAGTTGCAAGAAAAAGCGAACTCCCTAAATTTAATCTTCCTGTAGGTCAATATTCCTCATACAGCATTGATGTCTATAAGTCGGGTAAAACCCAGTCTTATAACATCAGGCATCGCATGCATGATCCTAGAATAGTAGAGGAGGTAAAAACAATTAAACGGCCTGCTGGCCTATTCGGACGAGGGAAATCAGATACTTACATCCTCAAACAATCGCCTGTTGGAGATGAATTTAACCAATCATCAGTTCGCAGTCCCGAACTCACGGCAAAGCAAACTCTCTGCATTGAGGCAGGAGCTGCTGGAAAGATGCAGGGTAGACTCGTCGGTTCCTCGATTGGAACGGCTGTTTCGCCTTCACTCAGCGGAGTGCCAGTCCTAGGACCAGTACTCGCAGGAGCTGCCACAATGATCGGCATGGATAAAGGTGCCGAGATAGGATCTCAGATTGCTAAAGACTTTAAAGACTGCTAATTACGTAAATAAAAATTTCCGTTGTTCCTCGTATCAATATGGACGTAGTTCATATCGTAATTAATATGCATTCCCCCAGTCCATCGGCTTGCTAACCAATTTCCGAATACCGTTAAACAGAATTCTTCTTTAACTGGGTAGATATCTAATGCCATTCCTTTGTGATGGTAATTACTTTTATCTTCTTCCTCTGGTCTATAGCCTCCTAGTACTCCTACAGGGTCTCCCCATGCCTCTCGGATCTTGTCGAACTGTTGGCCGAGTCGAATGAGTCTCTCTTCCACTTCTGAGCCTCTTGCAGGGGCACGACGAGGGTCATACTGTAATACCTCTCCAACTGTGATATATTTCCCAACCCGATCAGCCATAACAGTCCAATCAATAAGATCACCCTTACTCGTAGCAAAGTTGTTTGCAGTTTTTTCTCGCCAATGACATCGATCGATCATCCATCTTTGACCTGATCCGATTAGCGTCACCCAACAGTGATTATTTTCTCGAACGTCTTCAACCTTTGATACCCATATCTCCTCATCTTCCTCCATAAATTTCTTACCTGTATCTGATAAGTAGAGATTATTGAGTGGAGCTTTCTTGAGATACGTTTCTTGAGAAGCTTTAAAAACGAGAGGAGCAACTGATTCTCTCTTCCATATATCAGATTCAATTTCCCTTCTTTTCGTTAATCCAGGAAGTTCAACACCATTGCACTTGTTGTATAAATTCAGTATGCAACTGACATGTTCGTATGCTTCTGGATGGACAGAGCCTTCTTTCAATACTTCTTGAAGATCGACAAATTCAGGTTCTTCGAAAAAATTTTGCCCCATATTCCAGGCAAAACTAATCAAAGCTGACTGCCTATCTGAACCGAAATTGCCCCACCCAGGAATCTTCGAAACATTAGGCAGAACATTCTTGATAATCTGCTCTTTTAAATATGCCTGACAAATATTCTTATTACATACATCTCCCATACGGACAGGATCGCCATTCTCGTATTCAGTTAATCCAGTGCAAATTGTTGGTATTCCTAAGGGATTTAAATAAGATTCTGTCTCTACACCTTCAAAGCTTTCAATAATCGAAGCGGCCTTCTCGATCGTCTTTGGATGGGTCATCGTATATGAGTGCAAATCTTGTTGTTTTCTTAGCCTTTGGCTCCTGATTTGTAGCCATTCTCTCTGCTACGTTCTCAGCCATATTTTCACTGTATCCTTTTGATCTCAGTAATTCGTACAATTCCATGAATGTACTGAGTTCACCATCTTCCGTGTCCTCACTAGAATCCAAGCCATCAAAATGATGACTCAGATCATCATGAATACCTTTTCCGCCAGCTAAGCGCATTAGGTAAATACGACTACTTAGATGTTAACTATTTATTCCTACAGAAACGGTTTTAAAGCGTTTGGATTTTCGTGTGCGAACCATGCTAAGTCATTAGCCGCCTGACCTGTTCCAGCTAATTGCTTAACTGTTGCTTTAAAATAATCAGCCATTGTTGCGGCCTTATGGTCTTCTTCGCGAGAGCGTAAAGCTGCTATCTTGGCTGCTTCTTTCAGTGCATTAACATTTCCAGCCTGAGAAGTCTCATCTATAACAGCTCCTCTATTTGTAGCTAACTGATTATTAACATTTAACTGGTGCGTAGAAGCCCCTTGCATGGATGGCTCGTTCAAAAGGGCAGCATCATTGTTAACCATGCGCTGGCCAAAGCTTCTAACGTCTGGTGGTAAGTTCATAAAACATCGCTATAAACAACAGTGTTGTTCTTAAAAAGTCATCTAGTAAAGTCTTATACCTCTGAATTCTAGGTCAATTACTCATTGAAAGTGAAAAACCACCGCCAGTATTAGTGGCAGTGGCTTATCGACTCTATAATCTAAGCTTCAGAAACTAAAATTTTGCTTCTTAGTTCTTCGGGTGAAGCCTGACTCAATGCCTGCCAAGCAAGTGCTGGGTTCTTGTCGCTCAAGTTAGAGAATGCTGACCAGAAGTCGCCACCTTTAGTGGACTGTGTTCCTGGAGTAGGCATGTCCATTTGAGGACGCTGGAATGTTGGCTTAGGAGCTGCCTGCTGTGTTGCTTGAGGAGCTGCCTGAGGAGTCGCAACTGGAGCACCTGGAACAACCTGAGTGGAAGGTGGAACCATTGACTCTTGTTGACGTCTATCATTCGCAGCAATCTCTGCAGCTAAACGATCCTGAGGTAGCTCTACTGGGTGTGGGCCATTAGGACCGAAAAACTCATTCACGTACTCTGACAACATGTCAGGGTTAGTAAGCATTACATGGTATGCAGCATTATCTTCAGCGGCTGCAGTAACAACTTTCTTAGCTCCTTCTATGGACTTAGTTAAAGCTTCAACTTGCTGTAAGGACTGGGCTGTATGTTTTGCTTGATCTAATAAAGCATCTTCGACAACACATGAGTAGCGATTCAATAACGCTGGTGCTTCAAGACCGAAGTGCTGAATGACTTCAAGACTTTCGTCGCTTATTGCTCCGAGATACGCGTCTTGACCTTGCTTTACTTCTTGCTGATTCGAGGTCTGCGCCTGTGCCTGCTGGGTCTGGTAAGACTCCTGCGTTACTTGGGGCAGATAAGTCTGCTGACCCGTAACGGAAGGTGCCGCTTGGTAGCTCTGAGCCTGAGAAGGATAGCTGGGTGCCGTTGGTGCCTGTGGGGTCGGAGTTGAGTAAGCTGCCTGCGGTTGGGAGTTTTGCGTCGCGCTCAGACTGTCGGTTAGTCTGTTGTACGCCTCCTGCCAAGGATTCTGCTCCTGCACTGGTGCCTGCACCTGGGGTGCCTGCTGCACCTGGGGCGCTACCTGGGGCTGAACCTGTGGAACCGAAGGAGTCTGGTACGAAGGTTGGGCGCTCTGGACCTGTGTCTGTTGGTAAGCCTGCGTCGGCTCTAGCACGCTCGACGGAGTCGAGGGTTGTTGGGTCGCCTGAACCTGTGTCGTCTGAATACTGTCCTGCATAAGTTAATTCTCGTTTTAAAAATTCAAGTGCTCGATATACGTATGGAGTTAAATCAAGCTTACTGTCTGCCAACAACGGCAAATCAGGAGCTTGAGGATGAGGGGTTTGACGCATGTCATTGATCAGCGCCAAGAATTGACCAATACTTTGTTGCGTTGCTTGGGCCATCCTGAACGGATAACCACTCAACATTGCGCTACGTTCTTCATCCGTTTTGTCGGGGAAGAGATATCGCAACGCCTCAATGCTATTTACACCAAGTTCTTGTAAGTTGCGTACAACGATACTTGAATTCAGTATATCTTCGGTCCCATCTTCAAAGACAGGGCCTTTCCACCTCCATTCTACCTTGCGATTTCCGTCGGGGATTAAACCAACGACTCCTGGAGGTAGGTCTGAATTCTGTACAGCCTCACGAATAGCGTTATCAAGGTTCTGGTTGTAAACTCTTTCAGCTTCTTGGTACTGCCCCATAAAGTCTTGGAAGACTGCTGGGTCTGGAAATTCTTCTTGAATAGGAGCGGCTGGTTTTTCTAATCCAATAGCTGCTGCAAATGATTCTCTAAATATCCTTTCTTCGTGATAGATGATTAATCCAAATAACTTACATAACCCATAAGTCAATAAACCTCTGCATCTACGAGTAGCTGTTGTCGCAGCACGACCATATAAAGATTTAATCTCGTAGGCAGTCGCTCCTGAACTAATTCCTAGTTCGTCAACACCACCTAAAGCTGTTCTTAGCTCTTCACGATATTGTCTTGCATATAAGTTCTGGTCTCCAGAAACAGCATCAGGAGTGAGGTAGACAGCACGATCTGTGGACTCGACGTTCGCAATCACTCTTGGAACTTTCATTCCTCCAGCACCAGATCCTCCAGGCTCGCTGACTCTGGTTGAAGGACGACTCATTGAAGAGAAGCCTGCCTGCGAACTAATTGTTGGTCTTAGAGGTTCCTCATCTCCTGTCTCAACTAGGTCATGCTTTGGCCTACTGGAAACCAGAGTTGGATTACCAAAGAAATGAATATTAGTTCTAATGTTTTTAACAAGATCATCGTGTAATACGATCTGCTCTGCAAGCCAATCAAAATCACCTGTTGAATCCATGCCAGTAGCACGCATCGTATTAAATGCTTCTACTGCTGGAATGAAACCAAGGCTATTCGTTAGCGTCCTTGTTTGATTTGGACTCCATGAATAGGTGTTGCCAACCCCTTGTTCAAATGATGGCTTTTCATTCGTAATGGATTCTTTAATTTCATCTCTTCTGACTTGAAGCTTGACCCATCTTTGACTTCCGTTCTCTGAGCTTGGAGTAGCAAGAGCACCTAATCCAGATCGAACAGAGAATGAATAAATTAATTCAATTTCTTCGAGCTGAGAAGAAGAATCGTAATAAGCCCTGTAATTATCCTTGCTGAACCACATCAAACGATATGTATCATCAACTGGCCTGAAATAAAACAAGCCTTTTCCATCTAATAGGAAATCGTCAACAATTCCTTCTAAACGACTATCGATTTCATTCTCTTCAACTAACTGAGATAAGAATGTCTTTCGAAAACCGTATGTATCTTGAGCTGGAAAAAATTCAAGTCCTTGACGCAGCATGAATAACTTCATCTGCGCTAAGTGGCTATTGACAATCATCGTGTCAGTGCCACTCATGCCGTCACGCTTACGTGCGGCTTCTAGTATGTGACGGAATCTTTCGCTTGCTGGAGCACCCATTTAATTCCACTCAATTTGGAGCTTTCCTCTCTTCATCAACCCCTGTACAACAATGTTAAGAGAGTCGGCGCAGTCATCATGAGGAGAGTGTCCAAAATTAATTACTTCATCAATCATGTAGCTGAAATCACGGAATTTATTAAAGATGATTTTTTTGCCTTGGAAGAGACCAATAATTCCCCTTAGGCGAGCAAGTTTATCTCCTCTGAAACCTTTTACAGGACTGACACTTAAATTATAGAGCTGCCACTCATTGAAGAGAATTCTTTTTAAATCACCCTCAAAACTTTTCTGGTAAGCAACGACTTCAGGCCATATAACTACAGGAGATTCGGTTTGAAAATATTGACCTTTATCATTCACTCTCAACAGATTCCACTCCATTAACAACTCACATAAAGCCTCAATCTTTTCAACATTTCCCATTGACCTCATTCTTCGGTAATCAATGATATAAACCTTGTCATCAACTCTTCCCGCCAAAGTAAATACAGTCCAATCATTCCTCTCACTCATCCCTGCAGACAAGTCAATTCCTACTCCAATCGTGTCGTAATCATCAGGAACTTCACCTTTTATAAATAACTCAGGAGACAGACCTAACTCAGTTGTTTTGACTGGCTGATTTAAGTACTGATAGGAAAAAGCAATCCGATCTTCAGACTGTAGCTTCAACAAATATTTAGCTGCCCACATCTCAGGCCAATAAGAAGTAGGTGTCCCTGAATCTGTATAACTTAATGCTCCTTGCGTAATTACTTTCCAGCCACGCTTCTCACAAAAGGTTGTTGTGAATAAATCATCAAAATGGAATCTAGTGCCAAGTGCGATTGCACGAGCACCTTGGAACATGGTTGGAACAATAACGTTATTCCAGTTCGCTTCCATCTCTCGCCTGATGTCTGGATTGGCGATTGCTGCTGCACTTTTGATTGCGTCATCAACCACAATTAACGAACTTCGTTTTGATGTGATTGTTCCTTTTAATCCAGCACACGCAACAGTGAAAGCATCTTCACCTCTTACATCAATCTCAGCGAAATCAAAATCAATGGACCATAATTCATCGCTCGTGCGATGTTTCGATAATCTGACTGTCGGAAAAATTTCCTGATATTCCTTGTTCATTATCAGGTTTTTTATCGCAGCACTCTTGTTCCTTGATACGTCCACGTTGTACGAAACGTACAAAGTTCTCAACAACTTCTTAGCCATCGCATGACGGCCAATCAACCAAGCAACTAACAGTCCAATCACAGTTGATTTAGCACTACCTCTTGGACTTAGAAGACAAGTATTAGGTCCTGCGATATCGAGTAGATGCTCGTTACTTTCTCCTGTTAAGAATGCTTTATGCCACTCCTTCATATGTTTTGCAGGAGGCTTCCCCATCAGCTCACAGAAATACGCAAAGTTTTTCTGAGCTTTAATTACATGGGGTGGAGTTGCGACAACTTCAGGTTCAGTCTTGATTGACTTTGCAGCTAACTGTGCGCTTCTCCTTCTCGCTAAAGCTATTGATGTATTTGCCATTAGCTATGACAAGATGATTTTTTCTTTCTTCAACCAGCCCTTTCGATCAACCCAATGATTAAATTCAGCCTTGGCTTCTGGAGTGAGGTAGCCAAATATTCGATTTAATGCATGTTTTAAAGCGTAATTTTTCTCGACATGCTTCTCTAATTCCATACCTCCTTGTAAGGCACAGCAAGCATCTAAAAGATCGTACATTGGTATCTCTTTTACTACCTTCTGCTGTTCACTATTCATACACAACCATCTCGAAGTCTTCTCTCAAGTTTAGGTGTTTTCCCTATTTCTTGAGAGTTATTCCTATGAAACAGTTGTTGTTACTTTCTCTACGACTCTTAAAAGCCCATCAGCATAGAAACCTAAAAGGCTGAAACCAATCGCCATAGAGATAAGAGTTGCATTTCTATTGTGTTGATCGATCGCTGCATCAATCATTTCTTTAACTTCTTTTTTGTTCACCATCTTTAGGTTTAAAGGATTAGCGTTCATCTACCAAGACTTGCCATACTGATTCATATGCTAAATCCAATGCCTTAATAACGTCGTCATTGCCTTTGAATATCGAACGTAATTCCCTCATTACTTTGTCTGCTCCAGAGAGGACTAAACCCCTGCGGTCAGCTCCTTTTGTCATCCTTTCGACTTCGACGATATGACCTCTAAGTTCCTTTGATAAGTGAGCAATTCGAGTTGCAGCAGCATCAGGTTTAACGATATCAGCTTGAACTTGTTGTCTTAAAAAATCTATATCAGCTTCAATCTTTACGATCTCTGCCAGCATAATTTCACGACGATTTAACTTTGGATAATTTGTTTTTATCCATCGTTCTAAAGCTGTAAATCCTCCTTCATATCCAAGTATTCCTGCATACAGCCATATCTCATAACTTGAATATGTGTTTTCTACAAAGGACAGGAAGGCCTCTCTTTGACCATGATCTAAAGCCGTTAAAAACGACTGTATCTCAGGGTCTATGTCTTTCACCATTTTCTGGTAAGTCTATCCGAAAAATCTTGCTCCTGACCGTCTAACCGCACCTCTCGCATCAGCTCTCATCTTTCTTTCTTCTCTGTATTTTCCTCTCTGTGTTTTCCTTTCTTCTGAACCTTTTTCCTGAGTAAGCATTCTATCTTGTACACCCTGTGCTCCGATAGTCATCCTTTCTTGTCTACCTTGTGTACGATATCCTGCTCTCTCTTCTTCTCCTTTAACTCTGTAACCTCTTCTATCCTGATCACCTTGTGTCTGGATCTCGGCTCTTCTTTCTTGTCCTGAGACTCTTAAACCTCTTCTGTCTTGATCACCTTGAGTCTTGATCTCTGCTCTGTTTTCTTGTCCTGCAACTCTTAAATCCTTGCGACGCTGATCTCCTTTCTGACCGATGTGGCGACTTTCGATATCACCTTGCTGACCCATTAGATCACCAACAATTCCACCTTCTGCGGCTAATAGCTTCAAAGTATTGCCTGTCTTCAGGTTCTCCATTCCACCGTGATAATCAGCCCACTGGGACATCTGACCTTTTTGGTATAAAAGATCAAGTCCCATGTTCATCATTTCTTGGTTCGAATCTAATGTCGAACCAGTTAAGAAGGCTTGAATTTCTTTGTTATCTTTATGCTTATTAGCGAAATTAGTTAGATTTCCAAATCCTTGATTGAATAAGTTCCCTCCAAACGTTGCAGGAGTGTACTTACCGAAATCGGAAGGAATGCCACCAGTATTGCCTGTATTGCCTGTATTGCCTGTATTGCCTGTATTGCCTGT